TATTTTCTCCTTGGCTTGTATTTTAACTACCCTTTTCTTTTCGGGATAATTAACCCCCCAACGGAAGGTAAGACTACGCATGGCATAGGTTCTTAATTGACACAAGAGCCCGTAGGGTGTTATTTACTCTTGTGTTAATTAAGGTTCTATGCAATCGTCAATTACCTTACGCTTGGAGGCGTTGATTATAGGTGGTGGGGCATTCATAAGCGACTGGGTCGCACTCCACTTTAATAAGGGTTCAAACGCCCCCAAGCTCTAATCTTCACGAGAATTAGAAACTGCTGACGGTCAGGGATTACTAAGGGATTCTATCCCTTGGTTCGTCTGGGGGACGAGACCCCCACTTCCTTGGGCTGACGGGAGGGTTGAGAGAACTACGGCTAGGTTGCACGCTCATAGAGCGAGCAACTGAACATAAGCAGGGGGCAAGATGCCCCCTTTACGGACGCAAGATGCGTCCTTATGTTCACCTCTTGCTAGCCGTAGGACGTTGTAGGGTATTCGTATATGTTATGGTGGTACTCAGCGTGCTGAAACCCTACGATGCACTTAGGGGACTATAGGGGAGTGTGTGTGTGCACATGCTATACGCAAGTAATACGTTCTACGTTCTAACGTACCCCCTACTCTCTAAAGAAAAAGAATATATATAAATATATATTCCAAAAAGAAAGGTCTCTCTCCCCCATTGACAGGTCGGTTTTTTATAGGTTATTATGCTCTTTATGGAATCTACGGATTACAATGAAATAGTTTACTTTCTTTACAGCAATCATCACGTAAAGATTGGCAAGGTTACAGCTAAAGACCAAGACATAAAGTCTAGGGATAATGAAGATGCTGTTGTAAGTAGATTAAAAAGTTGTCAAACAGGCAACCCTGACAAAATATATCTTTTAGGCTACATGTTTGGGAGTGAGTCGCACTGGCACAAACACTTTGAAGAACACAGAGGCAATGGTGAATGGTTTGGTTTTTACGATGATGTTAAACATGCAATAAGCAAACTACCACTCTATGTTAGCCAAGCTTACTTAATTGACTCAATGGTTGAATTAGGTAACTTCCAAAAACGAATACAAGAATACGAAAACAACAAAGCAAAGTTCAATGATTACCTTTGGGAGAAAGACCGTGTTTTTGATTCCTACGAAAACAAAGAAGAAGATTTAGAGTTTGCAAGAAAACATTGTCTTGAAATCGGCTGGTTTTTATCTCAAATGTTTAATGCAGGTCATATGCACTTTGCAGAAAAAAGAAAAACAAGGATAAAAGATTGGTTCGGAGATATTATTGAAGTCGGCGATAATTATTTTTCAGCAAACTCTTCTGTGTCGGCTGAAGGCATAAGCGTAAAAAACGCAGTATTGTTGTTTAAAAATGCAAAAAAATATTTAGAACTTAAAGAGATGGTAAATGGCTGATAACAATAATCCATACAGGCAATCAACTAGAAGACTCAGACCTCAAGGTAAAACCTCCAAGAGGTTATCTAGCCTGACACCCGATGGTCTACGCAAGAGGGTTCTTGACGCATTGCCTTTATGGGAGTCCTACCCTAGGTGGTTCAGGAGAGTATTGGTTCTGCTGCCGACCCATGGTGATTTGTTTTCGATAGCAGAAGAGTTAAACACTACTCCTGATGAACTGCAAAGCATGATAGAGAAAAGACCTACATTCACAAAGCTTGTAAAGTTTATTCAGGACAACGGGCACTACCCTGCCTGTGCATCAACCAAAGAATATTTAAAGCATGCCAACCTTGTTGAGCACTATGCTAACGAGAGCACTGTGTCTGCTGTGATACACTTAGAAACTAATGCAGGTCAGGCACCAATCAATCACAAGATTGTTGACGCTGCAGGATGGTTTGCAAACATAGAGAATGACACAGAAAGAGTGCGTAGACAACAAGCACATGCACTTGACAAATACGAGAAGAAGATAGATTCTGATGCTGTGGTTGAACAAGTGGAAGAAGGATTGCAACCCTTTGTAAGAGACATCAACCCGGAGGAACAAGATGGCAACGAAGAGAGTAAAGTTTCCGAGGAGACAGGCACTAAGTAGGTCTGTCCCCAAATATACTCCATCGCCTTGGCAAGAGGCACTACACCGTAATCAGGCAAAGCGTAAATGGGTCTGGGCTGGTCGTAGAGCAGGCAAAGGTAGAGCAGCCATTCAAGAAGCTATCTCCACTATCCTAGAAGCAAGCAAGACAAAGTTTATTGTCAATGGAGAAGACGTTACTGACACCCTAGTTCCTGACATACACATCTGGACTGTTGCACCAACCAAGGCACAGATGAGGCAGGTGTGGAATGAGATGAAAGCTTACATACCTAGATACATGTGGAAAGGTTATGATGGCAGGGCTGGTGGTCGTGGTGGTGCGTGGCATGAAGATGAATTTTATGTAGAATTAGAAGTAAGAACCCCCAACGGGGGGTTTGCAGCCGATACTGTACGCAAGAGCGTACTGTGGGAACTACGGTCTGCAGACAATCCCGAAAGTTTGCAGACTGTGGGACTAGACTTCTTACACATTGCAGAATCACAAGATGTAAAGAAAGTGGCATGGGACAAAGTAGAATGGGTAACTGAGTCACCCGGCAGAATGGGAAGGGTTTTTGCAGAAGGCATCCCTCCTATTTCAAGGTCACACTGGTTCTCAAGGCAGTTTATGTTTGCAGAGAACAACCCGTCACTACAGAACTATGCTGTGCGTGCAACAAGCTTTGACAACATGTATTTAACTGACGCACAGAAAGACAATATCCGGCTGCAGAAAGAAACCACAACAGAGTGGATATGGGAAAGAATGGTAATGGCAAAGCAACCTGATGTCGGTGGTGGGTTCTTCAGGAAGATTGAAGATGCTGCTGTAGGCATGGAGCTTGCTAGACCGATTGAAAACCACCCTTATGTTGCAGGACTTGACCTTGGTAAACAAGTAGACCCGACTGTGCTAATCATTAAAAACAGGATTACACGTGAAAGTGTGCACAGCATTGAAATGTTAAAAACAGACTGGGTATTACAGAAAGAAACTTTACTTGCTGAGCTTGCACAATGGAACTGTGAAACTGTAATGATGGACTCATCAGGTATGGGTGGTGACGTTTTATTTGATGAACTGTTAAACCTCGGTGTCCCTGTAGTTGGCAAGAAGTTTACGCCTCAAACCAAGTACCAGTTGTTCTTGAACTATGCAGTAGCTTTACAAAATGGCACTGTGTCTTTCCCTGCAGAATGGTCTAAATTAAGAAGTGAACTAGATGCAATAGAGGTACAGCAAGCAGGTCTTGGTTATACCTTCAGGCATCCCAACTCTCAGCATGATGACTGGGTAGATGCAGAGGTTTTAGCCCTGATGGCATGTGACCCAGCAGATACCTTTGACGAAGACTACGAGCCAGTGAACACAATAAGAACAGTTGAACCTTTGACTAATAATGGTGTATCATACACGGGAGGACGCTTAATGCGTTGGAGGAGACAAAGAAAAGCAAAGCAGTTGCAAGAACTGCGAAAGTTGACAGAGATTAGCACAAATCAGGAGACACTCCTGTTAGACGCAATGGATTAAATGGTAAATAGTTACAGACCAACACAGATGGAATCAGAGTCAGTAGCCGAAGAAACTATTGATTTACTTTCAGCCCCACCTTTAGATGAGCCTGCTCTTAGTGAAGCATGGGTCAAGACACAACTGTCAAACGGTGGAGCAGCTTCTATATTTGATAAATTTTATGATAACTGTGCAGAAGCAGACGAATTTTACCTTGGGGAGTTTGACTACTCCGTCCCTCTAGGGGGAACTAAAATAAACCTAGGAACTTTTCATAGCATAATAGAAACTTTGGTAGCTCATGCTTCCCCAAGATTTATGGACATAGATGTTCCAGCACCAAGCCCAAGAGCAACTGCCAGAGCAGAACTAATTGAAAAGTTTTTAAATGGTGCACACCACATGCTAGAACAAAACACTCCTGTTAAAAGAGAAATTGTTAAACACCAAGGACTGTATGGTCTATCGATGGTTAAATTTGAGTTTGCTGGTAGTCAATGGGGAGAGATGCCAGAACCACCAGAAGATGGTGGAGACATGGCAAGCTACGAACAGCGTGTCAAAGAAATTACAGAAAACAGAAAATTTAAATTCCCTATAATTTCAGAAGTAGTAAATCCACAAGAGTGTGTGTGGGACACTGCAAGTACACATCCAAGGTGGATTATTAGAAGTACAGAAATAGATTCTGAATGGGTTATGTCGCATTTCCCAGACTTTGAAGGAGAGGTAAAAGACGGCAAATGTGATTTTGCAGAAGTATGGACATCTACTCATGTAGGTTACATGGCTAACGGCAGATGGGCACTTGAGCCTAGAAGGCACGCATACGGCAGAATACCATGGATTTTATTTCACCCTCAGACAGGAATCAAAACAATCGGCAACAAACCTGAGCACTTGTACAGAGGTATAGGTTCAGGTAACTTTGGGATGATTAGAGCCGAGTCAAGACTTGCATCTCAGTATTTAGACATTGTGGGAAGAAACGCATGGTCATCACT